ACAGCGAATTCGCAGTTGTTGGTTACAAAGGTACTAACGCATATGATGCTGGTTTGTTCTATTGCCCATACGTTCCTTTACAAATGGTTCGTGCAGTTGATACAGGTACTTTCCAACCAAAAATTGGATTCAAGACTCGTTACGGCCTTGTTGCAAACCCATTCGCAGAAGGTACTGCTCAAGGTTTGGGCGCATTGAACGCACAAACTAACAATTACTACCGTGGATTCCGCATCAGTAACTTGATGTAATCGAAACCCCGCTAAGAGGGTACTTTAAAAGGGGACAGAAATGTCCCCTTTTTTATGTCTAAATATAAGACAGGAGATTTGAATGACAGCCATTACAAGAAACCCAACCAATCCAAACTTTCTTCAACCGAATAAGTTTATATTAACATTCGCAAGATTGCCAAATGTACAATACTTTTGTCAGTCATTAAGTGTGCCAGGAATTTCTATGTCTGAAGCACAACAACCAACTCCATTCATTGACTTATATGCGCCGGGAGAAAAGGCCATATATGATTTATTGAATCTTACTTTTCTTATAGATGAAGAATTAAAAGGTTGGGTAGAGATTCACGATTGGATTCGTGCAATGACTTTCCCAAAAGAGTTTGAAGAATATCAAAGACTCGGTACATTAAACAAATTTGTATCCAAGAGTGCATCTAAGAAGCCTCAGTATTCGGATGCATCAGTTGTAATACTATCATCATCGAATACACCATACTATCGTTTTACTTTTCATGATTTGTTCCCAGTTTCTATTTCTACCTTCATTATGAGTGCCACAGATGATCCAAGTAACACAGTTAGTGCCGATGCTACATTTAGGTACAGTTACTACGATGTAGAAAAATTGTTTTAAAACAGCTTGACTTTATTATGAATTAAGAGTATACTCCGCAAAGGAGGCTTTAACTATGAAACAACTTGACGAACTACTAGAAGAATGGCGGAAAGATTCCGACATTGACAGAACAGAACCTGGCAAAGCATTGCTAGATATACCTAAGATGCACAGTAAGTATTTAAATATACTTTCACGGCATCGTTTACTTTCCAAAGAATCTGAATTCAAATATAACAGAATGAAGAAGCTTAAGTGGGAATATTATACAGGTAAATTGGATGATGAAGACCTTGAGAAGTATGGATGGAAACCATTTCCATTTGTACTCAAATCTGAGATCACTACATATATGGATAGTGACGAAGATATCAACAAGTATGTAGCTAATAAAGCTATGCATGATGAGATTGTTGATGTTTGTACCGCTATATTAAAGGAGTTGAATAGTAGAACATTTCAACTCCGTGACTTTATAGCATGGGAAAAATTTATTCAAGGTGTCTGATTTAATACTTCATAAGAAGAATGAGGCTTTCATTCAGTTCGAATGTGATAGAAACATTGCACAAGAACTGAGTGACTACTTTACCTTCTACGTTCCGGGTTATCAATTTGTTCCAGCTTACAAGAGTCGTTTGTGGGATGGAAAAATTAGATTAGCTGACTTGCGAAGTTTTTCAATATATCATGGTCTAGTACCTTATATTGAAAAGTTTTGCAAAGAACGTGATTATACATTAGAGATTGATTCTGATGTATCAACGACAGAAAACTATTCTGCAATTGAAGCTGCAGAGTTTGTTAAGTCATTAAACTTACCACATGAGATTAGAGACTATCAATTAAAGTCTTTCATTCATGCCATTCGTAACAGAAGAATTCTTTTATTATCACCAACTGCATCTGGTAAATCCTTGATACTATATTGTATCATTAGATATCTACAATCAGCAGATGCAAAACGTGGACTGTTAATTGTTCCAACAACATCATTAGTGGAACAAATGTATTCTGACTTTGCATCATATGGTTATGACTCAGAAGAATACTGTCATCGACAATATGCTGGTAAAGATAAACATACAAAGAAATTTCTTACCATCACAACATGGCAATCAATCTATAAGAACGAAGGTGATTACTTTGAACAATTTGATTTTGTTTTAGGTGATGAAGCGCATCAATTCAAGGCCAAGTCTCTCACAACAATTCTATCTGGTTGCACAGCGGCTAAATATAGAATAGGGACAACAGGGACACTTGATGGTACTCAAACACATAGATTAGTATTAGAAGGTTTATTTGGACCAGTTTATAAGGCAACATCAACTGCCGAATTGATTGAGAAGAAACAGTTGGCAGAATTCAATATCAAATGTTTGATTCTAAAGTACTCTGATGTTATCTGTAAAGAATGTAAGTCTTGGGACTACAACCAAGAACTAGAATACATAGTTATGAATAAGGCCAGAAATGATTTTATTAGAAATTTGGTTTTATCACTAAAAGGAAACTCATTAGTTTTATTCCAATTTGTTGAAAAACACGGTAAACATTTATATGAAAATATTAAAGAACATGCAGGTAAAAGAAAAGTATTCTTTGTATTTGGCGGCACCGATGTTGAGATTAGGGAATCGATTCGGGCAATTACTGAAAGAGAACTTGATGCAATCATTGTTGCTTCATATGGTACTTTTAGTACTGGCGTCAACATTCGCAATTTACATAATGTTATCTTTTCCTCACCTTCTAAGTCACGGATTCGTAATCTCCAATCGATAGGTCGTGGTCTAAGATTAGGTGATAACAAAGAAGCTGCAACTCTATTTGATATTGCAGATGATTTTAGAATTGGCAAATTTACCAATTATACATTGAAACATTTTGTTGAACGTGTTAAAATATATGACGAAGAAAAATTCAATTACAAATTTTATAACATAGAACTCAAAAATGCTTAGCACAACAGAATCAACAATCAAGATAGTTCGCTTACAAAGTGGTGAAGATATCATTGCAAATTGTATGGCAATAGAAGATAATGATACTGTCATATTGAATAGGCCAATGCACATTGTCTTTAAAAGAATATCATCTGGAAGATCCATGATGATGATGATGCCTTGGTTACCTATTGAATTAATTAAAGAGAATTCAGCCACAATTTATGAGGCAGATATTCTTACAGTCATAGATCCAAAAGATGACTTAATAGAATATTATTCTAATGCGGTAGAGGATGAAGATTTAACTCATGCATCTGAAGCATCCATTCGTCCACATTTGTTTGATGGTGATGATGACGAAGAACCTACAGATGAAGAATTAGACGAAGAAGAATTAAACGAAATTTTAAAAGAGAAAAAGAATCATAGGATGCATTGATATGGATTATAGTGATGTTGTTGTAAAAAAACCTTGGGGTATGGAATACCTCTGTTATAGAAATGAAGATGTTGCAATTTGGTTATTGCACATTGAAAAAGATAAAGAAACTTCTATGCATTGTCACCCAAATAAGAATACGGGTTTCGTTGTATTAAAAGGTAAAGTAGAATTATCTTTTCTAAGAAATATTATTAAGTTGAAAGCTCTAGATAAGATTCATATCTTTAGGTCTAGATTTCATTCTACTAAAGCTGTATCTAAAGATGGTGCATTCATTTTTGAAGTTGAGACACCAGAAGATAAACATGATTTGGTTAGATTAGAAGACAAGTATGGTAGAAAAGGTAAACAATATGAAGGCACTAAACATCATATAGATAAAACAGATAACTGTATTTGGATACCTGAAGCTAAAGATAACGAAGATGTTATTGAATTGTTTGGATATAAAATAAAACATTTTATACCTATCAAGAAAAACTTATTGAAAGCTAAAGAAGAAGACTTATACATCGTAACAAAAGGTGGTGTTTGTACACACACTAACCAAAAAATTGTATGGCCTGGTGATGTTATTGATGGCCATACTCTTTCTCGCCTGTTAAAGGCATTTTATTTTGATTCAACTACAACTATGATTTCGATTACAAAATGATACATTTATTTGACTTAGACTTGACAGTTTGGGATTGTTTTAACAAGAAGAATGATCCTATTTGGGCAAAACAAATGGTTTTCCCTTTTAATAATACCGATGACGTTATTGTAGATGACGTTGGCTCTATCTGCATGCTCAGAGAAGGTGTAAGAGAATATTTAAAATATCTTCAAAGTGGTAATAACAAAATTGGTTTTGTTTCTGCTGGTAAACACCCTTCAATCCCATATGAATATCAACAATCGATACACCTATTAAGAAAATTTGGCATATACAACCATTTTAATTATATCAAAAGATTAGAATCTAAGATATATGATAAGACACTTGATGTTAAATTTATTACAGATAAAATTGTATTCTATGATGACAATGACGAAGTGCTAAATAAGATGAAACAGTTTAAACATGTAACAGCTGTTGACTCTAAAGAACTTGATTGGAATGATTTGATTGGTAAAACATATGACTGATATATTATTTGTACATCCTAACGCATCTGAAAAGATTTATCAAGGCCTTGCAAAAAACAATGCCGCAATTGAACCACCTATTTGGGCTGCAATGTTGGCAAATAGTGTTCGTGCAAAAGGATTTAAACCTGAAATCTTAGATGCAGAAGTAGAAGGTTTAGATTACCTATCTGCGGCTAAAAGAATCACAGAATACAAAGCAAAGATTGTTTGTTTTGTTGTATATGGCCAACAACCATCTGCATCATCACAAAACATGGAAGGTGCAACTGCGACTGCAAGAGAACTGAAAGATTTATCACCAGATACTTTTATTGTGTTTGTTGGTGGCCACGTTGCAGCTTTGCCAATACAAACAATGAAACAAGAAACATTCATTGATGCCGTTTGTCAGAATGAAGGTGTTTATACATTACATGCATTGCTGTTACTGAGTAAATTAACTCAGTCAGAACTTAAAAGAGTTCCTGGTCTAGTCTATAGAGCAGCTGACGGCATCAGTATAATTATGAATCCGCCTTCTGAAGTTGTGCCAAAAGAAAGTCTTGAACAAGAACTTCCTGGTATGGCATGGGACTTGTTACCTTCTTTGAGTAAGTATAGAACTGCTGGGTGGCATTCATGGTCTAATGATACAGAGAAACAACCCTTTGCAGCCATCTATACAAGTCTTGGTTGTCCATATAAATGTTCTTTCTGTATGATTAACATCATCAATAGAACTAAACAAGGTGACGATATATCAAGTGCCGATAGTAATACATTCCGTTGGTGGTCACCAGAGTTTATTATTAAACAGTTTGATTACATTGCATCACAAGGTGTTCGTAATGTAAAAATTGCTGATGAGTTGTTTGTCTTAAACCCAAATCACTTTGGTAAAATTTGTGATTTGATTATTGAACGTGGATATGATTTCAATATTTGGGCATATTCAAGAGTTGATACCTGCAAGCCTAAGTACTTAGAGAAGTTACAAAAGGCCGGTGTTAAATGGTTAGGTCTTGGTATTGAAAATCCAAATAATACTTTGCGTAAAGAAATTCACAAAGAAGGATTTCAAGAAGTTAAAGTGTTAGATTTGATTAATGATATTCGCAATGCAGGTATCAATGTTGGTGGTAATTATATTTTTGGTTTGCCGTATGATACAAAAGAAACTATGCAGGCTACATTAGACTTTGCATTAGAGAATCCAACTGAGATGGCAAACTTCTATTCTGCAATGGCGTATCCAGGTAGTCCATTACATAATCAAGCAAGATTGTTTGGTACAGAATTGCCAAGTACATATTCTGGTTACAGTCAACACTCATACGATACTTTAAATCTATCAAATGAACATTTGACTTCGGCAGAAATTCTTGCATTTAGAGATAAAGCTTGGGATACATATCACTCAAACGATAAGTATTTAAATCTATTAGAAAATAAATTTGGCCAAAAGGCCAGAGATGAGTTAGACTCAACAAAGACAATTAAATTGAAACGTAAATTATTAGGAGATTGATTATGAAGGCACTTATTATTACTTGGGAAAATTTTCAAGACCAAGAACTTGTTTACCCATATTACAGATTAAGAGAAGAAACATCCAATGTTGTTATTATGTCTAACGTACTTGGTAAGTTTTTTGGCATTATGGGTTCTAATATGGAATCACATTCGCTTGTGGATGAGTTAAACGATGAAGAAATTGTTAAACATTACCTAACAGAATATGATTTACTCGTATTACCAGGTGGTGTTAAAGCTCTTGAGAAGTTAAGACAAGAGAAACAAGTTATTAAATTCATTTCATTGTGGAACGAATTGGGTAAACCAATTGCATCTACATGTCATGGTGCTCAACTTCTAATTTCTGCCAAAGTAGTTAAGGGAAGAAAAGTAAGCGGCTACTACAGTTTGGAAGATGATATCAATAATGCTGGGGCTATATATACTAATGAACCAGTTGTTATTGATAATAATTTAATAACATCTCCGCATTATAATTGGATGGGTGAATGGATGGCAGAAGCTATCAGAATGGCAAATAGTTATGGAACAAGTCGAAGAAACTCTATTTAAGATATACAAGAAGGCGGCTCTGTGCCGTGCATTTGAACAAGAAGTATTCCGACAAGTAGAAAATAAAACAGTAAAAATTCCTGTTTATCTTTCTGCTGGGCAAGAATATACATCGGCAACTCTTGCAACATTCTTAGAACAATACGACAAACAAATCTTTATTCAACACCGAGGACATTCTACATACTTGTCTTTCGGTGGTGATATGAAACAACTTGTCTATGAACTTCTAGGTGATACAAGAGGTTGTGCTAACGGCATGGGTGGTTCTGCATCAATACAATCCCGTGAGAAACAAATATTTGGCCATGATGGCCTAATGGGTTCGCATGTTCCAATTTCAACTGGCATGTGTTACGGTAATAAAAAACTAACTCTATGTTTTACTGGCGATGCAGCTGGCGAAGAAGACTATTCATTGGCTGCAATCGGTTGGGCATCAACTAAGAATTTACCTATTTGGTATATTGTAGAAGATAACAATCTTTCTATTCTTACTGAGAAAAAAGTAAGACGTAATTGGGAGTTATCTAATGTTGCTGGTGCATTTAATATGACTAATTTTAACATTGATGATAACCCACAACACATTTTAAATTGTATCAGTAAACATGATATAACAAAACCTCTATTGATGAATGTAAATACCAATCGTTTGTTTTGGCATGCTGGGGCTGGTATTGATGATCCAAATACATTCGATAGACACAAACAATATATTGAAATGTTTGGTGATGATGTAGTAAAAGAAAGTAATGAAATAGTGAAAGAGGTGTGGTCAAAATGTCTATCACATTAAGAGATACAATTAAAGAAACTGTTAGATATCATTTAACAGAAGAAAAAGGCCTTGCGATGGGTCAATGTCTAACTGCCGTTGGATGGGTTGGTGGTACTTTACCTGAACTATACGAAGAAGATGGTATGGTAGAGATATCGATGGCAGATGTTGCGGGTGGTGGTTTTGCAGTTGGTGCGGCTCTTGCAGGTCGTAGGCCAATGTATGTCATTCGTTATCAAGGTTTTAATTGGTTTAATGCACCAATGATTATTAACTATGCAGCCAAGTCAAAAGAGATTTGGGGTGTACCATGTCCAATGTTTGTTCGTTCTATTGCAATGGAAGGTGGTATTGGTCCTGTTGCAGGTTCATCACATCATGCATTGTATTATAGGATGCCTGGTATTAAAATTGTATCACCAATGACGCCTGGTGAATATACAACTGCATATTTGGATTTTATGAATTCTGATGATGTAGTTTATGTGTCAGAACATCGTGGTGCATATGGTAACACAGAAGAATTACCTAATATCGAATATGATATACCTGATATTGTTTTGTTTCCTATTTCTATTACTAGATTTGCAGCTGTTGAAGCATCAAAAGAATTAGAAAAAGAAGGTTATAAAGTTGCCGTACATCACATTGTTAATATCAAACCTTTTAATCCTACAGATAATGATAGACAAGTTTTGAAAAGAGCTCGATATGGTATTGTTTTAGACGATGACTATGTTGATGGTATTGCAAAGAGTTTGGCATTCGACTTATGTAAAGGCACAGCTTCTGAAATGCATGTCATGGGTTTAAAAGATAAGTCAGCAGGCTTCTATCCACAAGTTGATAATCTACCACCATCTAAAGATGAAATTATTGCCAAAATTAAAGAGATATTAAAATGAGTTCATTACAGTACCGCAAAGAAAGAATGAGTCAGATGGCTCAAACGTGGGGTGCAGAACATGTTAACGAACTATTCATTCGCAAAAGAATACCTAAAAATCTGTATGATGCATTAAGACGTTCTATTGGAATGTATATTGCAAAGGCATTACATTTTGATTATTCGGAACGTGAAGATGTTTTTATGTATCGACTTGATGCACATCGTAATGACAGAACTAATGTAACACCAAATGGTGGTGTTGTTCCTAAAAAAGAATATGCGTTAGAATATAACTTTTATATTCGCAGTTGGTGTAATGTAGTCAAACACTTTATTGAAAATGATCCTAGTTATTTAAAGAAATTTAGATTAACACCAAACATTCGTATTAAGTTTGCAGAAGAATTGGAAGACAATATTGGCCGTGGTCTTGATACAGCTTTGCCACACTCTGATGCATGGGTGGAAGGTCCGTGGGGTATGAACTGTCATCTACCTATTTTTGGTGATACACAAAGAAACTATTTGCATTTCTATAAACTCAAAGATGAATCTACATTTGAAGATAGATTTCTAGAAACATCAGCTGAGTACACAAGTATGCAATGGGTAACTGATTACTATGAAGATGATACTATCATTCCAGAACAACAATATATAAATGTAAGCGACTATGCTTTATTACATAAAACAAAAAGATTACCATATGCAAGTAGTAGAGTATCTATTGACACCACTATTTTTGCTGGTGAACATGATGTGCATCCAGATCGCAAAGGTGAGTATCTAGATTCTGTACCAAACATTGGTGAAGAATTGTATATTGCTTGTTTGCGTAGTGAGAAAGAAAATGTTGTGGATAAAAAAACTGTGTTCAGTCACTATACAAGTGGCTCTCTTAAACATATAACTTTATGATGGTAATTAGTAAAACTCCTTATAGACTATCTCTTTTTGGTGGCGGTACAGATTATCCAGCGTGGTTTGAAAAACATCCTACAAAGATTGTTTCAGCTGCAATGGCACAATACTGTTACATTACTGTAAGAGATGTTCCACCTTTCTTTGATTATAGTACAGTTATTACCTATTCTGAAATAGAAAAGGTAAACTCTCTCAATGTAATTAAACATCCTTCTGCAAGAGAATGCCTACGATACATGGGTGTTGATAAAGGTGTTTCTGTTGTATATGAAGGTGATTTACCTGCACGTTCTGGTATTGGTTCTAGTTCATCGTTTACTGTTGGATTATTGAATGCACTATACACCTTCAAAAACCGACCACTAAGTAAAGATGAGTTAGCAAAAGAAGCTATCTATATTGAACAAAACATTCTAAGAGAGAATGTTGGCATACAAGATCAGATCATGGCTGCACATGGTGGTGTTCGTATTATCGATTGTAGTAATGGTAAAGATTGGACTACTAGTGAGTTTAAGTTATCTACTAGTTATACAAGAGAATTGGAATCACATATCATGCTTGGGTTTTCTGGTGTCAGTCGGCATTCAGAAGTACAATCTAAGAAAAAAGTTGCCAACATTAAAGAAGGCAAATCAACTTCTGAATTAGAAGCAATGGCCGCACTATCAAATATAGCAATAGACTATATGATAGAAGAAAGAGACATGGCAAGTATTGGTCAATTACTATCTTATGGATGGAGATTGAAACGACAACTTGCCGAAGGTGTATCTGAAGAATGGATTGATGAGATATATGATGCCTCTTTAAAGTATGGCTCACTTGGTGGTAAATTAATGGGTGCAGGAGGCGGAGGTTTCTTTTTCTTCTTAGTACCACCGGAGAAACAAGAAAAGTTCAAAGAACAAATGAGTTCTATTAAAGTATGGGTACCTTTTAAATTTGATACAGAGGGTAGTCAAATTATACATTCAAGTTAAGGATTATTATGAGTGAGTATGTTAGTGATAGTTGTGAAATCATTTGTGAAAACAATGATAAGAAAATGATGGTTGATGTGTTAAGTTTTCAAGCTCAAAAATATTTGAGTGTGAGTATCCAAAAGAGTTTGAAGTTGGAAATGAAATGGACTGGTAAACGATTCGAAGGCAAACTATCAGGGTTAGCCTTTAGTAGTAATGGTCCTGCTGTGCAATATATTAAAGAAGGTAGAAAATGAAATACCCATTGATGAGAAACAATATTCTGCGTAGTGAGTTAGATGCAATTATTGAACACCTTAAACAAGATGATCCAATTTTAACTAACGGACCTAATTGCCGTGAGTTTGAAAAAGAATGGTCTCAATGGCTGGGCGTAAAGTATTCCGTATTTGTTAATTCAGGTGCATCGGCAAATCTTTTGTCAATGACTGTTCTTAAAATTAAATATCCACAAGGTGGTGAAGTCATTGTTCCACCATTGACTTGGGTGTCAGATATCGCAACTGTTATTCAATGCGGATTCACTCCGGTGTTTGTTGATATTAACCCACAAACTCTTGCAATGGATACAGATAAAATTATTGGTGCAATTACCGATAAAACTAGAGCTGTGTTTATGACCCACGTTCAAGGATTTGATGGTCTTACCGATACATTGATTAGTAAGTTACATAGTCTAAATATTCCTTTGATTGAAGATGTTTGTGAATCACATGGTGCAACACACAATGGCAAGAAGTTAGGAAGTATTGGTTGGATGTCCAACTTCTCATTCTACTATGCTCATCATATGACTACCATCGAAGGCGGTATGATTTGTACAGATGATGAAGATGTGTATGAAACACTAAGAATGCTTCGTTCACATGGTATGGTTCGTGAAGCTGCTTTAGAAGAAACAAAAGATACATATAAGAGATTAAATCCAGAATTGAATCCAGATTTCATCTTCTTTTACCCATCATATAATGTAAGAAACAACGAAATTGGCGGTATACTTGGACGCAAACAGTTGCCAAATCTTGATAATAATGTTATACTACGCAATAGAAATCATCAAAGATTTTTAGATTCTATTAATGATAAAATTTATCAAACAGATTTTCTAATGGAAGGTTCTAGTAACTATGCGTTCCAAGTTATACTAAAAGAACCTGATAAGGCTTCGGCCGAAAGATTGATGGGTAAACTTAGAGAGAATGGTGTAGAGTTTAGAAGAGGTAGTGCAGGTGGTGGTAATCAAGTAAGACAGCCCTATTTGAAAAACTATGTGAAGAAAGATTATCACCTACAGTTTCCAAATACAGAACATGTACACTTCTTTGGTTTTTATATTGGTAACTTTCCATCTATGCAGTTAACTGAAGTGCATGAGATTTGTGAAATATTAAATAAGGTATAACATGGCGAATATATTAGTGTCAGGCGGTGCAGGATACATTGGATCAACTCTTGTACCAAAACTATTGAATGAAGGACATAATGTAACTGTACTTGATAACTTTATGTATGGTCAAACATCATTGAATCAACTTTGTGCAAATAAACAATTCAATGTTTATAATGGTGATGTTCGTCTTAAACAAGATGTGTTTCCTTTGTTGAAACAAGCAGACGTTATCATTCCATTGGCTGCATATGTTGGCGCACCATTGTGCAATAAAGATCCTATTGGTGCAACATCTACAAACAAAGATGCTATCTTTATGATGATTGATAATCTATCGAAAGAACAGATTGTTATTATGCCAACAACAAATAGCGCATATGGTACAGGCACATATTGTACTGAAGAATCAGCATTAAATCCTATATCTCGTTATGCGATAGATAAAGTAGAAGTAGAGAAACGATTACTTGACCATCCAAATACAATCAGTTATAGATTGGCTACTGTGTTCGGTATGTCGCCTCGTATGCGTATTGATTTGTTGGTGAATGATTTTGTACATCGTGCCGTTAAAGACGGATTCACAATTCTATTTGAAGGTCATTTCAAAAGAAACTATGTTCATGTTGCTGATGTATCAAATGCTTTTATACACGGCCTAAATAATTATGATAACATGAAGAATGAAATATATAATGTAGGTCTTTCTGAAGCAAATATCTCTAAGAAGGAACTATGTGAAGCTATTCAAAAGTATATTCCAACATTTACTTTTATGGAAGCAGAAGTAGGGAAAGATCCGGACCAACGTAACTACATTGTGTCTAACGATAAGATTGAGTCTACTGGATTTAAGACTCAGGTGAGCTTAGATGCTGGTATTCAAGAACTGATTAAAGGTTACAGAATGATTCGTAACACAGTCTATGGTAACATATAACAATCTTAACGGCGGAACACCCTCATTGTATATGAATCACAAACTATTGTCAAGCTGTTTTAAAGGTACATCTTTTAATTGATGCTTGACAAGCTTGCTGAAATAGTGTATATTCTGTATATGAATCGAAAAGATTAACAGAAAGATCCCCATGAGTGAAAAGAAACCTAAACATTACATTAATAACGCCGACTTCTTGGCTGCGTTGGTAGAATACCGCAAGTCATGTGATGAAGCTAAAAAGAATGATAAAGAAGATCCTAGGATACCAAACTACATTGGTGAATGTTTCCTAAAGATTGCAGAACATCTATCACGCAAGCCTAATTTCATTTCATATTCTTTCCGAGATGAAATGATTGCTGATGGTATCGAAAACTGTTTAATGTACTTTCGCAACTTTGATCCAACAAAGAGTAGTAATCCTTTTGCCTACTTTACACAGATTATTTACTTTGCCTTCCTTCGTAGAATTATGAAAGAGAAGAAACAGTTGTATGTTAAGTACAAGGCAACTGAACAGTTTGGTATCTTAGATGAGTATGAAATGTATGAAGATTCCGATGGCCATATGAAACAGTTCCAAATGTATGATAATATTTCCGAATTCATTTTCAACTTTGAAGAAAGTAAACGGAAGAAAAAAGAAGGCAAAGTTAAAGGTCTTGAAAAATTTATTGAAGATATACCAGAATCTACTTGACATTCGAGTTGGTTTGATATATAATCGTAACTTATGAAAATAGCTTTAATTAATGACACCCATTTTGGCGCAAGAGGCGACAATCTAATATTCAATGAATACTTCTTCAAGTTTTGGGATAATATATTCTTTCCATACTTAGCTGAACATAACATTAAAACATGTATACATCTTGGTGATGTTCTTGATCGTAGAAAATTTATCAATCACAAAATTGCAGATGATTTCCAAAATCGATTCATGCGTAGATTTTGGGAAAACAATATTGACACACACATACTGATTGGTAATCACGATACCTATTACAAGAATACCAATAAAGTAAATGCTGTAAACAATCTTTGTACAACATATGATAAAATAAATGAACCTTTTATCTATGAGAATCCAAAGATTGCAACATTTGATGGTGTTGATATTCTTTTAATGCCATGGATATGTGATGACAACTATGACAGAAGTGTACATCTATTAAAGAATGCTGAAGTTAATTTAGTTTTTGGCCATTTTGAAATTGCTGGGTTTGAAATGGATCGTGGCAATGTATGCTTGCAAGGTCTAGATAAGAAAATGTTTGATAGATTTGATATGGTCTTATCTGGTCACTTTCATCACAAATCAAACGATGGAACAATCTTCTATCTTGGCAATCAATATGAAATGACTTGGGCTGATTATAATGACCAAAGAGGTTTTCATATCTTTGATACTGATACAAGAGAGTTGACTTTTATTCCTAATCCATATAAGATGTTTTATAAGATTACATATGATGATACAGTAAATGATTTTGAATTTTGGAAGACATATAACTTCGACCAACATAAAGATAGTTTTGTCAAAGTGGTTGTACTCAATAAACAAAATCCTTATTTGTTTGATACCGTTCTCGATAATTTATATAAAGCTCAAGCAGCAGACATATCAATTGTTGAAGACTTCACAGATAGTTTAATTGAAATGGATCAAGACATTATTGACCAAGCAGAAGACACAATGACTATACTATCTAAGTATATTGATAATTTATCACTTCAAGTTGAACCAGAAAAACTAAAGACCGTTATGCGGGAACTATATGTTGAAGCTTTGAATGTTGAAAGAACTGAATGATTATATTTCGTTATGTACGTTGGAAGAATCTTCTTTCAACCGGAAACTATTTTACTGAAATAAATTTACATAATAACTCTAACACTCTTGTTGTTGGAGAAAACGGTTCGGGTAAGAGTACGATGCTTGATGCATTGTGTTTTGCTTTGTTTGGTAAAGCCTTTCGCAGTATCAATAAGCCGCAACTACTTAATTCAATCAATCAAAAAGATTGTGTTGTTGAAGTTGAATTTGATTCAAACAACAAATCATACAAAGTTATTCGTGGTATCAAACCAAATGTCTTTGAGATTTATTGTGATGGCGAACTTGTCAATCAAGATGCAGCTATAAGAGACTATCAAGAATACCTTGAGAAGTTTGTTCTTAAACTAAATTACAAATCGTTTACTCAAATTGTTATTTTAGGTTCTGCATCATTCACACCATTCATGCAGTTATCTTCCTCTGATAGAAGAGCTATCATTGAAGACTTACTTGATATTCAAATCTTCTCTACAATGAATTCTATTGTTAGAGAAAAGATGGGTATCAATAAAGAAACTATTACTGTAACAAAGTATGATATGGATTTGACACAACAGAAATATGATTTAGAGAAAAAACATATTGATGAAGTAAAACAAAATAATGATGAGAAGGTAAAATCATATGAGAGTGAGATACTTAATAGCAACCAAACCATACAAGCCTTACATGACGAGATTGCTAACGTCACAAGACAAGTTGAGGTCTACTCTACCGATGTGGCACTACAGGTTGAAACTGAGAGTAAAGTCAAGAAGCTTGGAAAACTTGAATCGCAGATTGAAAGCAATCTCTCCAAGTTTCAGAAAGACATTAGTTTCTTTCAACACAATGATGATTGTCCAACGTGTAGGCAGTCCATTGCCACCGAGTTTAAAGAAGGACAGATACAGTCCTTGCAAACAAAAACAACCCAATGCGAGCTTGGACTAAAAGACCTTGAGACTAAGTTATTAGAAGAGCAGGCTAAACTGAATAAGATTGCTGAAACACAAAGATCAATTCAAAAATTACAAATTGAAATTGCAACTAAGAGTACAACAATCAATGAAGTCAATAAGTATATTTCTAAAATACAGAAAGAAGTTGCGGCATTGAAAGAGACAAAAGGTTCAACACAGCAACAAGAGATACAGCTGCAAGAACTCGCAAGTCTGTTGAAACAACTAGAATCAGACTTAAAAGTATTAATAGAAGAAAAGACATATTACGAAACAGCCTCTGGTTTATTAAAAGACACAGGTATTAAAACGAAAATCATTCGTCAGTATTTACCAGTAATCAATAAACTAGTAAACAAATATTTATCATCGTTAGATTTCTTTGTTAACTTTAATCTTGATGAATCATTTAAAGAAACTATCAAGTCTCGCCATCGTGATGATTTCTCTTATCATAACTTTTCTGAAGGTGAGAAACAACGTATTGATATGGCATTGATGTTGACATGGCGTGCTGTTGCGAAGTTAAAGAACTCTGCAAATACTAATCTGTTAATACTTGATGAGACATTTGATTCAAGCCTAGATACTAATGGCACAGAAGAACTGATGAAGATACTTCACATGCTTGATGGTGTTAATTTGTTTGTTATATCACACAAAGGTGATATTCTACAAGATAAGTTTTTGAATGTGATTAAGTTTGGTAAAGAAAAGAATTTTTCGAGGATATTAAAATGAGTAACGAAAT